TCGCTGGCCGCCTTGCCCATGTTCTGCAGGTCACCGAGCGCCTGCGCGAAGGAGGAGTCCGCGGCGACGCCGAAGGCCGCCGCCACCTCGCTGGCGATCCCGATCAGGTCCGAGATTCCCTTGAACGCGTGGGCGATCCGCTTCAGGTGCTCCTCGTGCTCCTTTTCCTGCTCGAGCAGCCGCTCATCCTCCTGCCGCGCGATCTCCTCGGCGACGCGCCGGCTCGCCCAGAGGCCGTTACCCATCTGGACGCCGGTGTTCATCCGCTCCTGCGCCTCCTGAGCCTTGAGGATCACCTGGTAGAAGTCGTCGGCGCTGTCGTCGAGCGGCGTGCCGTTCAGCTCCTGATAAAGCGCGCGGATCTCCTGCAGCTTGGGCGGGACCTTCTCGAGCCCGCCCTTCACCAGCGCCTCGATCTTCTTGTTGGCCTCCTCGAGCAGCACCGGGTTCTCGCGCAGGATCGCCGTCGTGTGCTCGTCGCCCAGGGCGGCCGCCAGCTTCGCCGCCTTCTCCTCCAGGTCCTGGCCCGTGAGCTGCCGGCGCAGCTCCTCGACCTCCTGCGCCCACTTCGACAGGTCACCGGCCGAGCCCTTCGCGTGCTCGCCGACGTGCTCCAGCTCGAGGCTCGCCCCGGCGATCTTCTCCTTGGCGCCCTGGAGCGTGGAGTTGACCTTCTCGAGGCTCTCGTGGAACTTCGAGTTGGCGGCGATCGTGTCGTTGGCGCTCGCCTTCATCCCGACCAGGGCGCTGTTCACGTAGTCGAGCCCCGTCTTGGTGGAGGCGATCGTCTTGCTGAGATCGTTGCCGAACAGCTTCGAGACGAGCCCGCCGCCGGGAATCGAGGCCGCCAACTCGGCCAGCTTCAGGTTCGCCGTGAGGATGGCCTGCGCGAAGAGAAGGACGCCCGCCATCGCCGCGTCGAAGCCGATGCGCAGGAAGTCGAGCACGTCCCGCGCCGCGCCGACGCCGCTCACCAGGAGCTGGATGCCAGAGACGGCGAGAACGATCCCCTGCGTGGTCCAGGCGGCGATCTGCGCCCGATTGTCGATGAACCAGTGGGAGAGCTGACCCATCAGGTTCGTCAGGATCTCGATGGCCGCGTGGAGCCCTCCGCTCGAGGCGACTCCGGCCGCAAAGTTGTTCCAGACGCCCTGTCCGGTATCCTTCAGCAGCTTGAACTCGTTGTTGAGCTTGGCGCCAGCCGCCACGGCCTTCTCGTCGATGATGATCCCCAGCTCCCGAGCCCTCGCGATCACGGCCGCGATGTTGCTGGAGAACAAGGGAAGCATCTCCGTCCCGGTCTTGCCCAGCGTCTTGAAGGCGGCGATCCCGCGCAGCGTCGGGTTCTCGATGCTGGCGATCTTCTCGCCCAACTTCAGGAAGGCATCGGCGGGATTCTGCGCGATCAGCGCGCGCGTCTCGAGGCCGAGCGCCCGGAACGCCTCCGGGGTCTCCCCCAGCTTCTTCTTCATCTTGTCGATCGCGCCCGTGATCGAGTCCAGGGATGTGTCCGTCGGCCGTCCGGCGGCGGCCAGCTCCTGCAGCATCGTCGTGTTGGTGCCGATCTTGGTCCCGAGGATCTCGAGCTTGTCGCTCATCTCCGCGAAGTGCTCGACGCTCTCCACCGCCAGCTTGGGGACCTCGAGCAGGGTCTCCTTGAATTTCTCCATGGCCTCGTGGGCCAGCTCGATCCCCGCGCCGATCCCGATCCCCTCCTTGAAGGCCTCGCTCATCCCGTGGGCGGCGTGGGACGCCTCCTGGGTGGCGTGGGCGATCTGGGAGAGCTGGAACGACACGTCCTGCAGGACTCCGCCGCCGGCCTGGCTGATCACGAGGCGGACGGAGACGTCCGCCACCTAACGCCCCTTCTTATCGGGATACAGCCGCTCGAGCATCTGCTCGGAGTGTACAGCGTTACTGACCCGGATCAAGAGCGCCCGTCGGACCTCGGGCGGGTCCCCCTCCAGGCTGGCGGCATAGTAGGGGTCGAACAGCGGCCGCAGGTGGGGCTGCACCATGAAGAACGCGAGCGTGGCCGCGTCGACGTTGTCGGGGTCCAGCTCGACGCGGGGACATGGGCGGCCCCACTGTTCCCGGATCGCGGCCAGGTGGTACTCCGGCACGCAGGGCCCCTCTTCCACGTGCTCGCCCTCCTCGACCCCACGCCCGAGCGAGGCCGACAACCGCCTGGCGTCGGCCTCGCTCTCTGCGTCCGTCCCGCCGAGCATCACGCACGCCCGGCACCGGTCCTCAGTGACTGCCCCGAAGTCGAGGCGGAAGGACAGCCACGCGATCAGTTTGACTCGAGGTCCTGCGCCTTGTCCTGCGCCCGGCGCGCCTCCTTGTCGACCCACGCGAGCACGGACGAACCGACGTAGGGGTGCTCCTCGAGATAATGCTCCTTGAGCGCGTCGTTTTTCCACTGCTTGTCCAGGGACACCGCCTGACCGGCCGTGACCACGCGACCCAGCAGCTTGGAGTAGACCTCCGCGGCCTCGGCGTCGCCCACCAGGTGCTCGAAGTTCTCCGAGTCGGTCAGGGCATACGCGGCCCGCGCGCGCGCGTATGCCTTCGTCTTCTCCGTGTCGACGACGATGACGCCGTCGCGCATCTTGACCTTGGTCTGGTCGTGCTTCACTCGGAACTGGCGCTCGACGGACGCCGGGATCCGACGCACCCTGAGTCGGACCATCTTGCCCAGGTCCTTGTCCTCCTGGTAGTCCATCCAGTCGCCGTCGTCGTTCTCCGCATTCCCGAACTCCCTCGTGACCGCCATTCGCGTCCCCTCCTGGTTCTATGCGTGAGCGGCCTGCCGCGCGCCGGGGCGGGGGCGGCCGCGACCTCCCCCGCCCGGTCCGGTCCGACGCCTAGGCCAGCGCGTCCGTGCTCTTCTGGTTGACCATCTCCATGGTGACGGCCTCCTGGTAGGTGGCCGGGAAGCCCGTCGGCACGGCCGTCCTGCGGTGCGCCTCGAAGGACAGGTTGACCGGGATGCGGCCCGGCCCGCCCACGTTCGCGTCCCCGCCGCTGAACTGCACGTCCGGGAAGTACAGCGTGATGGAGAAGTTGGTCGTGCCGTTCGCGATCGGCCCGGTGAAGGTGACGGTCATCTTCTTGCGGGCCTTCGAGAGCATGGCGGAGAGCAGCGCGTCGTTGCCGCCGGTCCCGTCGAAGTACTTCGAGAAGGCGATCTTGCCCGTGACCATGGTGAAGCCGTCCTGGATGGGCTCGTCGATCAGGTAGCCGTAACGGGTGGTGACGTCGTCCGTCGGGTAGCTGTTGTCCAGCGAGACCTCGAACTCCGAGAGGTAGACCAGGTCCGCGTTGGCGAGCGCGCCACCGTCGTGGGCGTTGATCTTGACCACCATCTGGGAGAACAGGGCGAAGTCCCGGTTGGAGGGCATCGTGATGTTGGCGACGGTGGCGTTGGTGTTCGTGCCGGCGCCCGTGTTGATGTTGAGCCCCTGCGGGATCATGGGGAACTTCGCGCGCAGGCGCGTCCCGTTCTTGATGCTCAGGTTGAAGCCGCCGACCTTCGCGGTCGTATACTCCCAGACGCCGACCTGCTTGTTGAAGACCAGCGTCCCGTGCAGCCCCTCCTTGTCGTCGTTGATCTTGAAGACGTGCTTGTACGCGTTGTCGCTCGCGACCTGCGAGGGCGCGCCGGCCGTCCCCATCGCCATCGCGAAGAACCGTTCGATCCCCTCGTAGCGCACATCCATCTCGACGTCGCCCGAGTGGAACTCGTTGCCCTTGTCCCCGAACAGCTTCGACGCTCGCCCGGTGAGCGAGACGTCGGGGATGAACTGCGAGTCGGGCGTGAGCCCCTCGGTGACGTACTCGAATCCGTCGTTGGCCCCGGCCGCGACGGGCGTGCCCCACGTCGTCGACTTCTTGAACCCACCGATCGCGCGGAAGCCCTTGCCGTAAGCCATGGCCTACTCCCTCCTTCGGCGCGCCGGCACATCGGCCTCGGGCGCCCTGTCGACCGTCTCGATCACGGGCCCGCCGTCCGGGATCTTGACCAGCCCGGACGCGAGCATCTTCTCGGCCCACTCGGGCTCGACCTCATTGACGCCGCGCTCGAGCTGGATGCCCGAGGGCGGATGATACGTGCCCTGCCCGGCCGAAGCCGGGTCCACCGCGGGCCCTGGATATTCGACCTTCACGGCGTCCTCCCTCGGAGAGCGAACGGGTAGTTGTCGGGACCCCAGGCGAACGGGGGCCCCAGCTCCGCGAGAGCGTCGCCCTCCGCGACCGTCTCGAGGCCGCCGGCTTCGAAGTGCGCGCGCCAGGCCGCCGGGTCCATGCAGAGGTAATGATTGCGCGGACCGGCCGAAATGCCAAGCCGGAAGTGGGGCGGCGTGGACGGCACCGTCGCCAGGATCATGTGCCGCGCGACCCGCCCCAGCTCGGCGAGCACGCGCGGCTGGAGCTCAAGGGGCAGGTGCTCCACGATGTCGAGCGCCACGACGACCTCGAAGGCGCCGTCCACGAACGGCAGCGCGCAGGCGTCGGCGACAGCGCCGGCCCGCGTCCGGAAGTCCTCCCCGAGGTCCACCCCGACGGCGCGCAGCCCCCGGTCCCTCAGCTCCTCGACCAGGATCCCCCGGCCGCAGCCGAGGTCCAGCACGCGCCAGTCCGGCGGCAGGTCCTGGCCCCGGAGCAGCAGCTTGCGCAGCGCCAGGCAGACGCCGACGGCGCTCCTGCGCCAGCGGTCCCTGTTGTCCCAGTGGCCGGGGCCGCCGTAGCCGCTCTCGAATCCTACGTCCTCGCCGAGGTTGTAGCGGGGGCCGTACCTGGTGCGCAGGTCGGCCCTCAGCTCCTCGGGGGTCAATTGGGCTGCCCCGCCGGCCCACCAGGCGCCTCGCTGGCGTGAGCGCCGGCCGGATGCCAGGGATGGATGCCCGCGGGGCCGTTCTGCGCGTCCCTGGGGGCGCCCAGCGCCTCGGTGGGCTCGGCGCCCGGGAATGTTCCACGTGGAACGTCCTGCCCGGCGGCCGCCTCGATCGCCCGGAGCAGCCCCTCCGCCGAGGCGCCCCAGGTCATCGAGCGGGCCCGGTGGACGCCCATGAGCCGGCGTGCCTCCAGGTCCGGGGAGCCGAACCCGGCCCGCGCGGTCCGCAGGCTGTCGGCCAGGTCGGCGATGCTGGCGACCTCGAGCCGGTAGGCCGCGTCCCCGTATCGGATCGAGACGACGTCCCGCGTCGGCACGACGATCCCGTGGGAGTCGTCGAGGAAGTCCGCGTGGCCGCCGGTCAGCGGCGAGACGACCAGGCACCCCGCTGCCATCGCCTCGAGCGCCGGCAGGCCGAAGCCCTCGCCGTAGGACGTCGAGACGAACACGTCCGCCGAGGCGTAGAGCGCCAGCATGTCCGCCGGCTCCAGGTCGCGCCCGTCCACGAGCACGTGGTCCTGGCCGTTCATCCCCCGCACGATCCTGTCGGCCGGGTCCGTGGCGATGGTCTTCACGTAGAGCTGGGGCGGGTCCACCGCGCCCTCGAAGGCGCGCGCCCACGCCGGCGCCAGCCGGTCCCAGCCCTTGCGCTCGATCGGCGAGCCGACCCACAGGAATCGTCGCCTCGGCCCCGTCCCGGCCGCCATCGCGATGGTGCGCCGCGAGTAGTCTGTCGAGAGGAAGGACTCATGCACGCCGAGCGGGACCACCTGCGCCTCGAGCCCGTGCGCGCGCCAGACCTCGGCGCAGTACGTCGACGGGACCACGAGGCGATCCGCCCTCGAGATCGGGTCGAGCAGGGCAGGGGGTATGACCGGCGCCTCCCACATAGTGAACAGCACGTTGATCTTGCCCGGGACGGGCGCGAACCAGTGGGGCGGACAGAAGTGAAGGTGCGCCCTCGGGTCCGACCCCGCGGCGCCCGCGTCCCTCAGCGCCGGCCCCACGCGGCGCCTGAGCGCGTCGTAGAGATTGAAGGCGGCCGAGAGGTAGCCGCGGGCGATCCCGAGCCCTGCCGGGAAGCGGTAGTGGCGCCACGCCAGCTTCACCTGTCGTCCCTCCTGGCGCGCGCGACCCGCAGCCGCTCCGTCGCCACGCGCGCGCGGGCCCTGAACGATGCGCCCAGGGCGGCGAACGCGTCGTTGTCCCCGGCGACCTGCGCCACCTGGAGCGCGTCGGCGTGCAGGGCGCCCACCTCAGCCTCGAGTCGCTCCAGCCTCTGCTCGAGGGCGGCGACCCGCTCGCGGAGCGCGACGACCTCCGCCCACGCCTTTGACTCCTTGGCCAGGCTCTCCATCGCGCTCACGGCAGGTTCCTGTCGTAGCTGAACTCGACCACCACGCGCATGAACACCAGGGCCCAGCCGTCCAGGTAGGTCCGCTCCGGGCCCAGCTCGGAGGTCGGGATCATCACGTTCTCGGCCAGGCCCCCGAGGGAGACGTCCTGCCGGAGCGCGCGCTTGGCGTCCCGCAGGATGCGGTGCTGGACCGTGTTCCGGAGCGGGATGGAGGAGTCGGGATCGAACGGGTCCTCCACTCCCTGGTCTATCCTGACCAGGCCGGCGATGTCCACCGACATGTCCTCGCGCACGATGAAGCTGGGCTCTTCCACGGCCTCCATGTCGTCCGGCACCATCACGAAGTAGGCCGCGTACTGGCGCGCGATGACCTTGTCCGAGAACTCGAAATAGCGGGCCACCTTCTCCGGCGTGTACCAGTAGGTGGCGCCACCGTCGGCGACGATCCCCGCCAGCTTGGCCTGCAGCGCCACCATGATCTGCTCGGCGATGGACTCGGCCATCTCAGCGCCCCTCGAGCAGGCGCTCGCCCAGGGCCGCGACCTCGCTGGCGACCCGCGGGCCGGCCCACCTCGCCGCGGCCTGCACCTCGGGCTCGAGCGCGACCGTCCTGGTGATCGGGCTGCCGGGGTGGCGGACGGCCCTCGCGAACACGAGGCGGCCGCCGACCTGGAATACGAGGCGCCCGGCGACTGATCCGCCGCGCGGCTTGATGGCGTGCGGCTTCGTGTGCCCGCCGCCCTCGATCAGCGCCGCCATCCCGATCGCCTGCAGCCCGCCCACGTACGCGTCGGCCGAGGCGTCGTAGGTGGGCTTGATGTTCTTGATGATCAGGGGCGGGATGCCGGTGCCGCGGGTCTTGGTCAGCCAGATGCGGCGGCCGGCGCCGCGCCAGCGATAGCGGGTCATCGCCCCGCGGCGCGCCATCTTCAGCGCCTCCGAGAGGACGGGGTTGATCGCCCGGCCGCGCTCGCGCGCCATGGTCCTGAGCCGCTCCGCCGCCGTCTCCGCGTCGATCACTCGTCCCTCTCCCCAGTGCTGCTCGGGAACTCGCGCCGGAACGGGCGCAGCATCCGGAGCATCCTGTCGTTCAGGTCCGGCAGCGCCACGCGCGAGAAGTTGCCCGCCGCGTCGGTCTGGCTCAGGATGTCGAACTGCTGCCGCTTGAAGGCGCTGTAGGCGATCGCGGCCTGCAGCAGGCAGACGTCCTTCAGGTCCTGCGGCACCGAGGCGGTGTCCGCATAGCCCGCCTGGTAGGTCACGCGCACCGCCCGGAAGCCGCGCAGCCACGCCCACGGGCTCGGCCCCCTAACGCGGAGCAGCCGCGCGCGCTTCTTCTGGAGGATGTAGTCCGTGTTCACCGTGAGCAGCGTCCCTGCCGCGGCGTAGCTTCGAAAGAGGTCCTCGCGGATCTCGGTGATCGAGATGACCGGCCAGTCGATCAGCAGCAGCTCGGTGTCGTAGGCGCGGAAGGTGTGGAACTCGACGAGGTCCGAGGTCCTCTTGACGATCTGCCTCTTGAGGTGGGTCTCCACCTGGAGCGAGACCCCGTTGCAGATGTCCTTGATGGCGTCGTCGGCGCCGGTCCCGCTCTTCACGTCGAGCTTGCGCTTCAGCTCGATGTCTGTGATCAGCGCGTAGTTGGAGAGCGTGACCGGCACCGGGTCCTACCCCTGGATGGCGCCGCGCGCGCGCTTCGCGGCCGAGGCGGCGGCCCGCTCGCTGGCCGGCCTCTTGCCGACGGCTGAGGCGCTTGTGCCGACCTCGGGCGCGATGGTCTGGTTGACGACGTCCGGCGGCATGACCGTGCCCGGCGCCGGCGTGGCGAAGCCCTGCTTGTAGGCGTTCACCGCCGCCGTGAAGGACATCTCGACGACGACGCCGGTCTCTCGGCCCATCGTCCGGATCATCTTCATGGTCCTGCCTTTCGTGTCTCGCTGGTTCATTCGTCCTGCGCTCCTCTCTCTCCCGCCGCCCCGCGCCGCGCGGAGCGGGCGCCCGTCAGCGGATGTAGACGTAGCAGACGCCCTGCTTCGACGCGCCCGCGTTCGTCACATGGATCGTGAGCTTGTCGTTTGCCACGACCCCGAGGGACGTCGCGAGCACCTGCTCGACGACCGTCCCCGATCGGTTCTGTCCCGCGCCCATCAGCACGTCGGTCGTGTCGTCGTCGTTGACGACGATGTCGTAGAGATTCGTGGGCGCCGTCCCGCCGCCGGACGGGACGGTGACCAGGCGCTCGAGCGCGCCGTCATAGGTGAACGTAGTGGCGCCGTCCGCCGCGCCAGCGCCGTCCGACGTCCACGAGAAGGTGACCTTCTTCACGGAGCCGGCGCGCTCTTCGGTCACGACGACCGTGCCGGCCGCGAGCGCGAACGCCGCGGCCCCGAGCGTCAGGGCCGCGGTCATGGTTGCCGTCAGGAGCTTGGGCATCGGCCTAGGGTTCCTTCGCCCAGGTGCCGACGACGGACTCGATCGCCCATTCCGCGCCGGTGCAGACCAGCGTGATCTGGTCGTAGACCCGGTCCGTCGCGCCGGTGTTGATGATCCCCTTGCCGGCGACGGCCGTCAGGCCGTTCCCCTGGATGACGTCGGTCCCGTTGGGGCTGATCTTCAGGCCGGTGCCCGCCGAGGGCGTCCCGCACATGAAGGTGTACCAGACCCCCTTCAGCGCGGCCACGGCCGCCGGCAGCGTGAAGACGGCGTCGACGGCCCCGATGAAGAGCTGGCCGCTCATGGCCCTGGTCAGGGCGCCCCCCGCGTGGGGGTTCGTCGTCGGCTGCTGGGATCCCTGCGTGGTGACCACCAGGTTGTCGCCGTCGATGTCCTGGATGTTGTTTGCGCCCGCGTAGAACCGGAGGACGTTCCCGATCCAGCGAGAGCTGAGGTTCGCCATCGGCCGACCGCCTTTCCCCTCCCTATCCCGGCCGCGTCATTGCGGCCTCGGGTTCAGACCCCGCGCGCCCGGGAAGTCAAGGGCGCGCGGGGCGTCCGTCGGCAGATCCTAGTTGGCCTTCGCGTCGACGTCGAGCGGCTTGAAGCGCGGCCGGATGTAGACGCACGCCTCGGTGATGTTCGCCGCGTTGCTCGCGCCCGTGACGGCGCGCACGCAGTCGAAGCCGCCCGCGATGTCGAACGCGTCGATGTCGAGCTGGAAGATGACGATCTTCTGCTTGACGGCGGCGCTCGTGGTGAAGTTGGCCGCGGCCGCCTGCTTGGTGAGCGGGGAGGCCGTGCCGGCGTCCTGGTTGACGTAGATCGGGCAGGCCGGGATGGCCTTGCCGCCGGCGCCCGCGACGTTCGTACACTGCTCGGGCGCGATCGCGATGGTGGCGGCGTTGCCCTGGTCGATGTGGACCACCAGGAACGCGGCCTCGGCGTTCTTCAGGCTGACCGCCTCCCCGTTGCGCCCCGCCGCGTCCGCGGCCGGCTTCAGCGTCTGCACGGGGATCATGTCCTGCGGGATGAACATTGACTCTTCTCCTTGCTCTTCCGGGGGCCCGGCCTCACCGGACCCCCGGCTCACTCAAGAAAGGGCCCTGCGCCCTACGGCCTCGACGCCAGCAGGACGAACGGCGACAGGGTGTTCGTGCCGTTCTTCGGCGTGAGCGGCGCATTCCAGACCGGCTGACCGTCGATCCGGTACAGGAAGCGGAACACCTGCTCGTCGTTCAGGAAGCGGACGTGCATCGACACGGCGCTCTGGATCGCGCCCTTGTCGATGGTCAGGTACTGCGAGAGGTCCACGAGCTGAATGTCGCCCACGGTGCCGACCGTCGAGCAGTACTCCACGGGGATCACGGGCCGCCCGAACAGCGTGGCGTACGGCTGTCCGGAGACGCCCCCCGCGGGCAGGTAGACCGGCACGCCGCCGGTCCCGATCTTGAGCACCATCTGGTAGAGCTGGGGCTCGCAGTCCTGGTTGATGAGCCACACGGCGTTCTGCCGCGAGCGCGCCCACATGCGCGACCACATCTTGAGCACGTTCTCGAAGACGATCGTGCCCGTGGGCTGGCCCGACTCGGCCGACACCGTGACCACCGCGCCGCTGTTCAGGTAGCCGAGCGGCTGACCGGCGCCGCTGCCGTTGACGATCGCGTCCTCGCACCGGAACATCAGCTCCTCGGGCAGCGCCTCGTTGACGATGCTCTCGAGGGCGGCCGCGTCGGCGAGCACCTCGTCGGTGCCGTAGACGAGACCGGTGATCTTGTGCAGCTGCAGCTCCATCTGGCGGAACTTCGGCTGGGAGGCGGTGAACGCCGCGGCCTCCGCCGTCCAGTAGGACAGCACGCCGCCCCAACGGGAACCGTCCACGCGCGAGGTCTCGTCGATGGCGTTGATCTTCAGGCCGTTCGAGCCCCCGCTGATGGGGACCCGGCGGACCCGGCTCATGATCTGGCCGGTCTCATACGTCTTCCGCAGGATCTCCGCGCTGAAGTCCTTGGTGACGAGGAACCCGCCGTCGGCCTGGATCAGCTCACCGAGCCCGGTCGCGGCCGCGCGCTTCGGGTCCGGGGCCTGCCAGACCAGCCGCGGGTCGACGTGCTGGTTGGGCATCGTCGCCCCGGCGACCGCCTGCAGGAACTCTCCGAAGCTGGAGAACCCGCCCTTGCCGTCTCCCGCCCCGGCCGCGAGCGCGGCCCTCTGGGACGCCGTGTGATCCGCCGGGCCGCGCGTCGGCTCGACGGTGCGCTCCAGCTCGAGCTGGTGCTCCTCGGCGGCGATCTCCTCCGTGATCGCCATCAGCTCTCCCCTGATGGCCTCCTGCCGCGCCTTCTCCGCGTCGCTGCGGAGGCGCTTGCCGGCCGCCGCCGCGTCGAGGATGGTGCGGTTCTCCCTGACCAGGTCGGCTCGCTGGTCGCGAAGTACCTTGATTCGCATCTTGGCTTGCCACTCCTTCCCTTGGCGGGGGCGGCCCGTTGGACCGCAGTCCCGCGAGCATCTCGGGTGCTGCTGGCCCTCCGGTCACGCCGGTCTAGGGACGCGGCGACTATCGGGAGGTCCGATCAGCCGGGCCGCGACCGCCTAGGGGCTCGCCGCGGTCCGTCTCTCTGGTAGGAAGGATCCGACAAGGGACGGCGGATGTCAAGCGGGCGCGGCTAGCTGTTCTCCAGCTCGAGGTGGTCCGCCTCGGCGTACAGCCGTTCCAGCTCCTCGGTGACGGCCCTCTCCGCCTCGTTGGGCGTCGCGGCCATCAGCTCCTCCGTCGCCGTGATGACGGCGGCGACCTTCTCCTCCGGGCCCTCCGCGAGGATTCTGGTGATCACCGACCGCGCGGGCTCGTCGATCTTCACCAGGCTCCCGCTCGCGGACGCGGTGGTGGTCGGTCTCTCGGCCTCGGCCGCGGCGGCGGGCTCGACAAAGTCGACGCGGTCGTTGAGCCCCGGCGCGACGTCGAACGCCTGCGCACCGCCCCCGAGCCGGTAGCGCTTCATCATGCGCGCCACCGCCTCGTCCAGCGTCTCGACGCGGTCAACCATCCCCTCGGAGCGGGCCCGATCGGCCGGCAGCACGCGCCCCTGGCCGTAGCCCGAGCGCACCTTGGACGGCGCAACTCCGCGGCCGCGGGCCACGGCCTTGACGAAGGCGTCGTAGTAGTCGTCAACGGACGCCTGGATGGCGGCTCGCGCCTCGTCGGACAGCGGCTCGTACGGGTTCGCCTCCGTCTTGAAGCGGCCCGCCGAGATCAGGGTCACCTTCACGCCCTCGACGTCGAGCGCCTTCGAGAGGTCCTCGTGCGCGGAGAAGACTCCAATGGAGCCCACCTCGCCACCCGGGGTAACGGAGACCTCGCTCGCCGAGGCGCCGAGCCAGTAGGCGGCCGAGGCCATGAGGCTGTTCGCCACCGCGACCACGGGCTTTTGGTCCCGTGCCGCGAAGATTTCGTCCGCCAGCTCGCGCACGCCGTAGACGCCGCCGCCGGGCGAGTCGACGTTGAGCACGATCGCCTTGACGGCCGGATCCTTGACCGCGCGTCGGAACAGCTTCGCGATCTGCTCCGTGGACGCGCCGCCCCCGCCGGAGAGGTCGTCCATCATCGCCATGCGCTGGGAGATCACGCCGAAGACGTTCAGCACCGCGATGGCGCTCGAGGCCGGCGATGCGCCCATCGTGGACGTGGCCTCGGCCTCTGGATTGCGCCTGGGAGCCACGCTGTCGTCGTAGTCCTTCCAGGCGACGGGGCGCCCGTCCTCGATCGTGACCAGATATGCGGCCGGCGGGCGCGGCGCATCCGGGTCCCGTCCGATCGCGATGCGGAGCTGCTCCTCGGTCAGCCGCACGTTCTCGGCACGGCGCGCGACGATCTGCCGGCCCACCGAGACCAGCTCGGGCAGGATCGCCCATGGCTGCCGGTAGAAGAACTCGACGACGCGAGCGAGCCGCATCTAGACCTCCGCGCCCTCGAGCGCGAGAGCGACGAGGCTCTCCGCCACCGGGCTCTTTACTCCCCAAGTGTCCACCACGGCCACCCCCTCGCGCAACACCGAGGCGAGCTGGGCGTCGCACCAGGCGGCGGCGCGCGCCTCGTCGAGCATCAGGGCCCCCTGGACGAAGCGCCGGTGAGATCCATAGAAGGCCCGCACCCAGCCCTCCCACCGCTCCGGCTTCGCGGCCAGGTCGAGCGCGTGCTGCCGGACCTGCTCGGCCTCGCGGCGCAGGACCCGCTCCGCTGCTGCGACGGCGATCATGGTGGCGCGCACCTCGGAGCCGGAGACCATCTCCGATGGCCGCAGCGCGTCGGCGCCGTCCTCCTGGTCGTCCGGCGGCGGCTCCATCAGGCGCTTCCGGCGCAGCGGCTTCCCGGGCTCGGGCACGCCGAGGGGCTGGGGACCGTTCGGGGCGGCGCCGGGCGAATTCTGGTGGTACTCGTCCCCGCCCTCGCGCGGGTTCATGTTCTCTTTCTCGCGCACCTCGTTGGGCGACAGCCAGCCGTTGGTGACGCCGATCTGATAGGCCGTGTAGCGCGTCGAGATGTCGCCGCGCGTCAGCCCGTCGAGCACGAACTCCGGGAAGAACAGCGCCTTGTCTGGCCCGTAGAACAGGTCCCGGAACAGCGTCTTCTCCCAGCGCACCAGCCAGGGGCGGAGCGAGTAGGTCACGAACGCCAGCATGAACTGCTCGATCCCCGAGCCCCACGAGGTCGACTTCTCGGTCTCGTTGAGCAGCACCAGCGGCACGCGGAACCAGCGCGCGATCTCCGCGACCTGGAACTTTCGCGCCTCGATGAACTGCATGTCCTCCATGTTCAGGCCGATCGCCTGCCACTCGAGGCCGTCCTCCAGGATCGCCACCTGGTGGGCGTTCGCCACTCCGGCGTGCATCCGCTGCCAGTCCTTTTTCAGCCTATCGCGGGCCGGGTCCTCGAGCGTCCCCTTGACCTTCAGCACGCCGCCCGGTCGCCCGTTCTGCGAGAAGAACTTCGCTCCGTACGCCTCCGCGGCCGAGGCGAGGGCGATCGACTCGCGCATCAGGCTCACCGGCGAGATGCCCACCACGCCGTCGGACGAGAGGCCGCGCAGGTGGAGAATCTGGTCCTGCGTGTACACCGTCTTCTCCCCGTCCTTCTGGGTGTAGACGTAGCGGAGCCTGCGCTTGTCCGGCCTGTCCCCCATTCCGGCCGGGATGGTCTGGACCTCCATGCGGTCGGGGTTCAGCGGGACGATGCTGTCGACTGCGCCGTTGGGGCCGTCCACGAGCTGCGAGTAGGCGTTGCCGCGCAGCAGCAGGTGCCCGGTGGACATCTCGATCCACTCCGTCGAGGTCTGCCACTCGTTGGGCGCGTCGTGGAGCAGCGGCCAGAGTCGATGGCCCTGCGCCTTCTCGCGGCCGCCGTTGGGGAGCCGTCGGTAGACGTTGAGCGGCAGCGTCGCGATGGTCTCGGCGATGATCTTGACGCAGGCGAAGACGACGGGCACGGAGAGGGCGTTCTCCGGCGTGACGCGCATCCCACTGTTCGACATCCGCCCGGCGTCGTCGACGTACCAGAAGTCAGAGTCGGCGGGAGGGCCCGGGACGAGAGAGCTGGCACCCTTGCGCGGAGCGAACAGGTCCGTTAGGATGCCCATCCGTTATCCCTCCCCGCGCTTGGTCGGCGGCCGCCTCTTCTCGCGGATCGCGGGCAGGACCGCCACCGCGACCAGGACCGCGCCGACCAGGACCGCGCCGGCCACTATCATCGCCCAGCCGGGCCCCCATTCCAAGCCCGCCCCCCCAGAGAGCAGCCCGAGCCCCAGGACAAAGAGCACGTCGCGGGTGTCCACCGGGAACTCGCGAGCGGGTGGCCCGCTCGGCCTGTCCCTCGGGTCCGGCCGCCGGGGCGCGGCGTCCTCGTCAAAGGCGATCGGCTCAGTAGACGCCATCGAGCCCCCTGGTGTTGTAGATCGACGAGTGCGGTCCGGCGTTCTTCGTCATCGTCATCGCGCGCTGGGCCATCACCAGCGCCACGATCCCGTCGACCTTCTCTGACGACCGCTTCTTGTCGACCTTCATGTTGTCCGCCGGGTCGAGCCTTATCGCGGCGTTGCTCGCCATCCAGTCCAGGACGGGATTGTGCCCGTGGCGCAGCGCGCCGGAGGCGAAGAGTCGCTGCACTTCCTTGGTCGGTCCTGACATGCTGGCGAATCCCTGCCCGCAATCTACCATGTTCGCCCCGTCCTCCGTGAGCTGATTCGCGAGCTGGGTGGCGTTCCAGGGGTCGAAGTCGATCTCCGCTATCTGGTAGCGCCGCCCCAGGAGCTTCACGTCCTCGCGGATGACGTCGTAGTCGGTCACGTTCCCCTCGGTCGCCTTTATCAGGCCGACGCGCGCCCACTCGTCGTAGGGCACGCGATCCGTGCGCGACCTCCGCTCGATCCCCTCGCGCGGGCACCAGAACCACATCAGCACGTCCACGTCACCGCCGTCCGGGAAGATGAGCGCCAGGGCGCTGAGGTCGCTCACCGCGCCGAGGTCCAGCCCGCCGAAGCAGCGCCGGCCCACGAGCATCGCCGGGTCCCGCCGCGGGCGGCACGAGTTCCAGAGCTCAACGGGGATCCACTTCGCGACGTTCTGCGTCCAGACGTTCAGGTGGAGGCGGAGGAAGCGCGCCCGCTCTGCCGGGATCTCGAGGGCGCGACGCGCCTTCCGCCGCAGGTCGTCGACCTTGACGCTGAGCCCAAGGTTTGGGTTCGCCTTCGCCCAAGCGACCTCGTCATCCCACCTGTCGCCGGGATCTATCGTGGCGATGTAGCCGAACCAGGTGTTGTCCTGCAGCGCGCCCTCGAGCACCTTGATCGAGTACTCATGATGCTCCCAGCAGACGGTGTTGCGCTCGCTGCCCGCCGTGGTGATCTCGAGGTTCAGCGGCTGGCGCCGCGCTGACGTGGCCGTCTCCATCACGTCGACGATCGCGCGCGTCTTGTGCTTGTGCAGCTCGTCCAGGACGAACGCGTGGGCATTCAGGCCGTCCATCCCGTCCGCGTCGGCGCCGAGCGGCTCCAGCTTCGAGTTGGTCCGCGGATCATTGATGTTCGACACGAGGGCCTGGAGCCGGCGGCGCAGGGCCGGCGACGCGAGGATCATCCGCTTGGCCTCGCCCCACACGATCTTGGCCTGGTCCCGCTTCGTCGCCGCGCAGTAGACCTCGGCTCCCGGCTCCCCGTCGAAGAACGCGAGCCGGATGGCGGCACCGCCGGAGAGCGTGCTCTTGCCGTTCTTGCGCGGGATCTCGAGGTAGGCCGTGCTGAAGCGCCGCGTCCCGTCCCTGCGCTTCCAGCCCCAGATGCTCCCGATGATGAACGCCTGCCATGGCTCGAGGCGCAGCGGCTTCCCGGCCCACTCCCCCTTGCTCTGGCTCAGCAGCCCGAAGAACTCGATGGCGCGCCGCGCCTCGACCTCATCGAACCAGCAGCCGTCAAACCGGCGCGCCCGCGCGAGGCGCAGGTCCGATATGTGCCGCTCGCACGCCAGGCGGACCAGTCGGCCGGCGACCACGCGTCCCGCCACCACGGCGCGGGCGTAGGCGTGGACCGGGTGGACCTCAGGCCTTCTTCTTGGCACCGCTGCGCTGCCACTTGTCGAACTCGTCGCCCGCGCCGTCCCCGGTCCCGCCCATCCCGGCGTTGATCCTGGTGCGCGAGGACGCGGACAGGCCGAGGTCCCCGATGAGCGACTGCAGCCGCGCGGACAGCTTCAGCGAGGCCGTGAAGTAGGGGCTGAACTGGGGATAGGTCGAGCCCTTCGGGACGAACACGGAGCGCCCGCTCTCGCGAAGCATCCGCTGGTGGCGCAGCAGCTCGGACCAGGTCCAGCAGTATTCGTGAAAGAGGCCGAGGTCCAGCTTCGTCAGCAGCCCGATGGCCAGCATCTCCGTCGCGAGCGTCCGCCATTCCTTGGCCGCGATCTCGTCGAGGTCGGCCGGCGGCGGCGGGATCTGCTCCAGCGACGCCGGCTCGGGCTCGTCCTTGGGCAGCGGCCTCTTGCCGGGATTGCCGCGCAGGATCCGGAGCTTGGTCGGGGTGGGCTTTCGACCCCTGACGCTCACCGACGCCTCCGCAGCCCCAGCCAGGTCGCGACGAGCACGACCAGCACGAGGGCGCCCAGCTTCGCCGCGCGCTCCGGCCTCACGGGTCGCTCCGGCGTCGCCCCCTCACATAGAGGGCGATCGTGGTCTCGCTGGACCCCTTCTCCGTCACGCTGGTGGCGAGCACGTCCTCCGGAGGGATGCCCAGGTGCTCGGCGACGATCCGCCACGCGATCTCGTGGCCGCGCAGGACGTACTCCGCCGTGGGGATCTTGCCGACGACCCGGACGTAGCCATGGGAGGCGCTCACGCCCCTGATGGTACCTCCGCGGCCCCCGCCTCCGCGAATGCCGCCAGGCTGGCGGCCGTGCCGTCGAGCGCCTCGAGCTGTTCGCTCCCGTGAGGCGGCTGGAGTTTGACGCTCGCGTGGAGCATCCCCGCGATGAAGACGTTGACGAGCAGTGTCTCGGCGAAGCGCGGCTCATCGCGCAGCGAGTCGGCCAGGCCGCGGCACTTCAGCAGGATGCGCTCCGCATCGCCCTCGAGCAGGGCCGGCCCCTCCGGACCCGATCGGAGCAGGCGCGGCGCCAGCTTGCAGCTCGTCCTCCGGTGGCCCGGGTCCCCGCAGTTGCCGCAGTGGCGCGTCATGCTGAGCGGCGTCGGCGCCGGGGCCGGCCTGGCCCGCTTCGCCTGACACCTGCGTCGGTCGTGACCCCTCTCCCCGCATCGCCCGCAGTGCCTCGGCCCGCGGCGCCGTCTTCCCAGCGATTCTGTCATCGGATCTCCCCCTCGCACTCGCAGGGCCACGGGCCCGGCGGGCAGTGGCAGCGGATGATTCTTATCGTCACCGGGCCGGAGACGCGCACGGTCTGTATGACCTCCAGGACATCTTTGGCCAATGCGTCTCCCGGCGCGAAGGCGGTCCTGGCCAGAGGCACGCCGAGACGCCGCGCCATGCTCTCCACCTGTCGCCGCGTTGCTCCCGTCCTGACCTGCCTGCGCCCGTCGTTGTTGTGGTGCCGGCGGCGGCGGCGCCTCATCGGCCGGAGCCCTCCGCGCGGGCCCCCTCCTCGGTCACCTGGTAGTTTGGGTGCCCGTCGAAGAGCAGCGCCCCGCAGTCATCGCAGGAGACGTCACACGCTGGCGCGAACCCAGTGCCGTCCCTGACGCGCCTGCGCTCCTTCGGATGTGGACAGCCCTCGACGTCGCGCCAGGGCCAGCGAGCGCTCCGCAGGAAGCGCGTCCAGCGATCCACCCGAAAGGCCGCGCCACATCCGTCGCACCACACGGCGGAGCCGGCGGGCACGCGGATCTCCTGGACGCCGCGCATGAGACGGTGCTGGTTCGTGGCCGAGATGAAGACTGTCGTGCCGCCATCGCACTCGCAGGTCCGACGATAGCTGCTCATTCGGCCCTCCCAGATCGCGCTGGCGGCCGGCCTGTCGTCGCTCATGAAATGAGCCTCGGATGCCTCGCCGCCCCCATCCGGATCCGTGCGAGGTCGGCGGAGTCCATCAGCTCTGACTGGCCCTGCAGCTCGCGGTCGAGGATCCGTTCTATGGCATCGCTCCTGGAGAAGCCCCAGAAGCCGCTGTTGACCATGCGGTCGAGGATCGCGACCTGGACATCGTTGAGCGAGCAGCGGACGCGATTGCGGCGCAGGTAGTAGCCACCTTGCTTCTTGGCGCTCATCGACTCCATCCGCGCAGGCTCTCCGCCGCCTTGGCCGCGTCCAGGAAATCGGCACAGGGCCAGTCGTCGAGCGTGCAGCAGGCGCAGAACTGGCTGTTCGGAATCCCTGGCGTCCTGCTGCCCCCGGGCCTGTGCCTCCTCACGACCGCCAGCAGGGCGCTCAGGAGCGCGGGGTGTTCCCTGTCGGATCCGAGCGCGTCATAGCTGCATCCGACGTGGCGTGGTCCGATCCTGCCGATGTAGCCGCATTTCTCGCATACGAACAGCGGCGGTTCCGCCCTCGCCAGAGCCGCCTCAAGATGCCGTACGACCTCGCCATAGTCCGCAGCCTCACCGTCGCCGACGATTTCCGTCATCTCGACCTCCCTCCGCGGCCGCGACGGCCCCCCCGCCTCCGCCGCCGCCCCCCCCCGTCAAAATTTCGCGGCCGCGCGAGGAAGGC